AGTGCTTATGGTAAAAGTTTGAAGCCAAAGACAGCACCCTTGATGAACGTACAGTACTAATAAAACTTGTTTTGACAACCAAAACCTGCAACTCGTTGTTGAAGGGCTTGTGCCGGGGGGGCCCAAACCGGGACCCTTTGGGTGGTTTGGGGGGGTAGGCCCGACAGTCCGACTGTCGCAGGCCGAACCCTGCTTTTGCGCAAGCTCGAGAGGCGAGGGCTCGCAGCCGAACGATGCGCAAGTAGGCACCCACAGTTTTGAAAAATCCTAATAAAGCTTTTTATTTACAACCACAGTATTTGCATTCAGTAGGAACAGGTACTCTGCTACCTAATACAGTACCTTTATTCCCCTTTGGAAGAGGAGTAGGCTTCCTTCCATCGTTCGTGAAAGCCAAAAGCGTGAGAACTTGGGTCACGAGTCTCATCCCAAAAAGGAAAACAAACAAACCCAATTAGGAAAGTGACGACCAGTGAAATGTGGCTTATTGTGGCTTGGCATTTGTCTATATAAGTCGAGTTTGTGATCCACATTTTATGTCTGAATCTCAATGCCACCTGTTCGACACCCTCAAGGCAAATACTGGCTCCTTACAGTTGCACACCATCTGTTTGTGCCAAGCCTCCCCAGAGGAGTTTGCTATGCTAAAGGACAACTTGAAGTCGGTGGAGAGACTGGCTTTCTCCACTGGCAGTTGCTCCTTGTGTTCGAGAACAAAGTACGACTGGGACGAGTTACGTCTCTGTTTGCTGGGGCAATCCATGCCGAGTTGTCGAAGTCTGAAGCTGCCAATGAGTACGTTTGGAAGGAGGAGACAAGGGTATCCGGAACTCAATTCGAGTTGGGTACTCTCCCCTTCCGGCGCAACTCTAAGACGGACTGGGACGCCATATGGGTGGCCGCAAAGTCCGGAAACATTGAAGCAATCCCAGCCGGTGTCCGAGTGTCCTCGTACTCCGCCATTAAGAAGATTGAGAAGGATTACCTCAAGCCAGAAGCAGTTGTACGCAGCGTCCAAGTCTACGTTGGGAAGACAGGAACCGGTAAATCAAGACGAGCCTGGGATGAAGCGGGATTTGACGCGTACCCCAAGGATCCTAACACAAAGTTCTGGGACGGGTACCGCGGTCAATCCCACGTGGTTATGGATGAATTCCGCGGAAAAATCGACATTTCCAACTTGCTCCGCTGGACTGACCGCTACCCAGTTAGTGTCGAGACGAAAGGGTCAGGAACCGTCTTCAAGGCCACCAAGTTCTGGATCACGTCAAACGTTCATCCCTTGGAGTGGTATCCCGACTTGGATCAGCAAACCAAGGATGCCTTAATGAGACGTTTGAATGTTGAGATAATGGACGTTCCTTATTACGACGATATTGAATAAAAAAATTTCGCAAAAAACGCACTATTTCCGGAAAAAAACGTTTTTTGTGAGCGCCAAGTATTACTTACAGGCGCGAAGGCTCACGGCTCACTAATGACGTCATTGGCTCAGTAGTAGAGGCAAGTGAGCCTTAATTTTTTTTTATCTTATAATGCCCCGGGAGTGGATGGAAGGAGGTCATAATGACCATGCAGGGTTACATGCAAGGAATCTTGCTATGTTAGGGTTAGGCACATCTGTGTCTTACTTGGGTGGGATGATATATGAAGCTGGCAATCGTAAAGTCAAATTCGGGTACCCCTATAAAAATGGCGAAATAATTATTCCTTCTTCTTCTCGAAGTGATAAAATGGTTCAACCTACTCCTCGTAAGACTCCTGCTAAACGCAAGCGTTCGGATAGTGGCGCAAGCTCTTCTAAGACTCCTAAGAAGGCGAAGAAGAAGGTGAGTATGAAGGCTAAACGTACTCGTAAGTCAACTGGAGGTCGCAAAGCTGTTAAGTCGAGTGCTGGGAAGAAGGGTTCTAAATCGCAGGTTTCGCAGAAGGTTTTTGCGAGGGACGGTGTTATTTTGAGTAAGGAGAAGAATGGAATAGAATCATCTGAACATTGTATGTACATTGGTCATGGAACTGATGCTAATCTTATGTTTGAAACCGGTTGGTATGCTGTTTACAAAAGTATTATCAACAAAACCGGCTTTTCTATACGTAATTGGGAAGATACTACGCCATTTGGTGAATATTCCCAGCTTATTGTTTATTATTATGTTGACGATGGAAATCAAACTATTACCACTCTTCCTGGTATCGATATGGGAGGTCTTACCCATATTCAGGTTGTTGGATTTTTGATTGCTGAAATTCACACTGCAATTGGAACTACTGTTACGTATCCTGTGTGGAACAGAGTTGAACTTAGAGATGCGAACGATACTGTTGCCAACAAGACCACGATTGGTGTTCTTGATTTGACCCAATACAAAATCACTTGTGACTATAGATCAACGTTGAAAATTCAGAACAGATCTCTTGCTGCGAACAATAATGGAGGTGCAGCAGATTTAGCTGATGAGGAAGGAGACAATGTTGCTAATCAACCGTTGGTTGGCAAGTTGTATCGTCAGAGAGAATGGTTGACTGGGTTTGTACCTAATGCTCGCAAAGAAACTTTTGGTGGCGGTCCGGTTTCTTCGCCAACGTATTTTATACCTCTTAACGTTAGAGACGGTGGTTGGGTTTTTAGTTTGTCTGATTCTACTGAGGGAGGATTAGGGACAGAGACATCTAATAATCCTTTTAGAAAGCCGCCACCAGGTTATGTTATGGGTAAAGTTGCTACCTCTAAAGTTGTGTTGCATCCTGGAGAAATTCGTATGCAAAAATTGGCTTGGACTGTTACTATGAATTTTAACACTTATATGCGCAAACTTAGACAAAACTCGGATACGTATAATAATAGTATTCAACCTATTGGAACTGCATGTGTTTATGCGTTAGAGAAGTTGTTGTCTATGGGATCTGGCGATAAAGCGTTGTTTGTAGCATACCAGATTGATCAGAAGGTCAGTGCTTATGGTAAAAGTTTGAAGCCAAAGACAGCACCCTTGATGAACGTACAGTACTAATAAAACTTGTTTTGACAACCAAAACCTGCAACTCGTTGTTGAAGGGCTTGTGCCGGGGGGG